ATGGGGCCGTGGGTGGGATGAGTCCAAAGGGCTGTACACAACTTATACCTTACAGACGAATACCGCCACGCATAGGCGCGGCTACGATATTAGCCAACTGAGTACGACCCATTTGATGACGGAATTGCTTAGCACTATGGTGCTTAGATACGCTTGAACGATGAAGAGGTTTCATAATTAACTCCATTAGAACAGAAAAACAAAAAGGTGTCAATGGGCACAGTTACATCAAGTAGAAAACTGTGCCCGCGCCACCAGGCTTACCAGCTAAGACGCTGATCCGGCTGCTTCCGCAGCCTCCAATGTTGGTGAGGAAACTTCCTTCTGTTTAACAGTATGAACAGCCAAACCAAGGCGCACCGCCTCATCAACGTTGTCAGGATTAGCAAAAAACTCCAAAAATTCTTGAGGAGAATTGTGGAATCTTGCACGTACTTTTGCGTCCATACGCATAAAGTTCTCATCAGCTTCACGAACTACATTCATTGCTGATTGGAAATCAAAAACGCCTTCGTAATCAGCGTATTGAGGCATAGACGCTGCAGAAGGCAAATGACCGGTCTTCATAAAACGGTCAACTATATTATTAATATCAGACTCTTCAGCAAATTGCTGTTGAGTCAAAGAAGGATCTGAACATGCAAGGCCGGATTCATCCGAAGCCTTAGACATATCATAGTTATAAGGGGTACGCAAAAACATAAAAAACTCCTATTTACGAGTTAGAGCACGAGAAAGAGACAAAATCATATCAATTAAAGGCTTGTACTGGGCAGATTCTCTACCCAGATTATTAGCCTTTTCAGTAGCTTCACGATCAAACGTAAGCAAATCGCCCTCGACCATAGTCTTAAGGGCTAACCACTTCATTTGCATTGCGCGCTGCTTTTCAGTAGCAGCTTGCGAAATAATCAAACCAGAAGATTCATTAAGATTCTTAACTAAAGCAATTAAGCGATCGCCTTCTAAAGGAATATTCTTAATTTCTTCAACAATCTTCTTAGATTCAGCTTCAAGCTTTGCGGTAGCAGCACGAGACTGGTCAGCAGAAGCACCAGCCAACTGCTCCTGAGCCTGTTTTAACCACATCTCAGCACGATTAACGGCAGTTTGAGACTCAATGTTCTCACCTTGACGCTCAACATTAGCCGCAGAAGAATAATCGCTTGCAACACGTTCAAAAGGATTAGATACCTGATATTGCTGACCAGTAGGAGCAGAACCAGGAGATTGCATATAAGCAAGCATAGGGTTTAAACCCGCAGCCTCCATATCTTTAACCTGAGTCTGATAACGAGTAGCGTATTGATTAGCAGAAAAAGCATTTGCATCAGCTGCAATATCTTTCTGAGCAGAATTACGATCAATACCACCACCAATAGAAGCACCGAGAGCGGCCCCAGCGGGGCCCCCCAAAGCGGCACCTGCCGCAGTACCAATAAGACTAAATAATGACATGATCAGAAATGATCAATTAAACCAGGCACAGAATACATAGGCATAGGTCTAGCAGCATTAATATTAAAAAAAGCATCCAAAAGAAGCTGCTGACCATTAGCACCAGTACCAACCGCCAAATTACGAGCCAAAGGCGGAGTATCCTGAATAAAAGTACTATTCAAAGTAGGCAAAGAAGTAAACTTCTGAGCATAATGCCAAGGATCAATAGTACCAGCAGAAGTAGAACGGAACAGACCAGTAATCTCAGATGGGTTATAACGATATTCAGCCCAACGCTCTTGATAACCAAAAACCTGAGAATCAGTAGAAGTACCAGTAACGTAAATTTCCTTATTCAAAATAGCTTGTTCACCAAGCATAGCAAAAGCAGGGAAATAATAATCGTAACGAGTAGAACGAGACCAATGACGACGCAAACCTTGTTGATACGTCAAGTCAGCACGGACAGAAACCAATCCGATAACATAACCATGCTCAACAAATGACTGGCTAAAGCCATGCCCTGGAGCCAAATAAGTACCGAAAGCGGCCAAGTTACCCAAAGGAGTAGTTTGGCCAGTTGTACCCGTACCTGAAGTCTGTGCAACAGGAGAAATGTTGATAGGAGTAGAACCACCTCCAAGATATTCAGGGCGTTGTAAACGAGCGTCTGGAGATGTGACACCGAAATGACTCCTTAAAATTTCTGTATAACGTGTACCACCACGAGCATCACGCTCAAGCAGCTTCTGAATCTGAAACGACTGACGCAACTGATTAATAGTAGCAGCAGTAGCAGCACTTAAATCAGCATAAAGACCAGACTCAATACCATAAAACTGATGGGTAGCTTTATCAGCCATACCATTCTGAGAAGAAACCAAAGCATTTTGATTAGCACCAGGGCCAGAACCTACAGTATTACCAAAAAAAGTACTACGAGTAGGAGAACCAACACCAGTGTTAGAACCTAAACCATAAGTGCTAGTGCCATCAGTTAAAACCAAATTCTTACCAGTACCGTACACGGGAGCAGAAGTACCTAAAGGCAACGTAACAGCTGAGCCACCTTTCTGTGGCCATGGCAACGCCCCTGTGAAATAATCATGACGCTTGCCACGTCGAAGGAGAGTGTAGTTAGTACTGGGTGAGGTATCGGGCCCATCACCCTTATCGACAACAGCGGAATTCTGAAGATTCTCATCTCTAAACCATTGGTTATAAATCAAATTGTAGGCGCGTGTAGGTAACGCCGAATGTGAAACAGTATTCGAACCTGTAATCTGACCAGCAGTGGGCAAACCAAAATAGTCCTGTAAGGAACCAACCGCATAACCTCCGGCTGGGGAAACTTGTTGAGGGATAGAGTAGGAAATACTATCGGAAGGATTATCCTGCTCCCCCATAAACTTAACCCAATTGTTCCAAACCAAACGGTTAGGCACAAAAAAGAAGAACGAATCCAAATGGAGATTATCCATAACTGGGAAAAGCGGAGTAGCCAAACGTCCAAACATAGTAACGTTAACATTAAACGTATCACCAGGCAAAACCTCCTCACACATAATAGGAACCAAATAACCACTATCAAAAGTGGTCTTCAATGTCTTTTGCATATTAAATCTAGACCGCGGAATATCAGCACGCGGAACCATAGCAAAATCATGAGTTGAAACAGACTTATTGTGAAACATAAAACCTCCATTAAAAAAAAACAAAAAAAAGCACCCCCGAAGGGGTGCAAAGGTCAGACAGACTGCAAAACGTCCTTACCACGAACAAGAACAACAGGACTCTCTTCCATAGTAAAAGTACCTTGATTATCGTCAAACTGACCTAACAAGTACAAATCAAAATCATCAGGATGCCTATTAAGCTGATTATCAGCAGCACCTCGATTAACTTCATCAGTAAAATCACGAATAGCAACATTACGATGCGGAACAAAAAACGGACGATTGAATACATCAGCCGCACGATCTTTAACAGAAACTATAAATTGCAACATATTGACCTTTATTATAAAACACGTTTTGAAAGATTAGTTCTAGATGTACTCACCTTCTGGCGAGCCACCTTCCTGATAGGAAGATTTTCAAAAGCTAAACGTTCGACTTCCATCTCTGCACGTACAGACGAACGAAATTGCATGTCCAATGCCAAATCAGACCCAAGCTCCTTTAACAAATTCTTGTAATAACGAGGAACAGGCGCTTTACTCCTTTGAGGAGTAAGAACACCAGCGATAGGAAAAACATCAGTCATAAAATAATCACGAAACCATAATTTACCAATACCTTTGGACATAAGCAAAAACTCAGGATTCGGTAATACTACCTCACCTGAATCAGCATCAACATGCAAAGGCATGGGTGATGCATTAGGCCCTTTAATTTTTTTCAAAATATAACGGGCAATGTATGCTGCAGACTCAAAGTTAAGGGATCCAATAAGATGGTTACCGAATGTCCAATGTCTGGAGACGGTAGCAGAAGTATAAGTAGTGTCGCCGCCACTACGACCAAAAGACAAGCGATCAGAGTGAAAATCCACTCCAAACAATGCAATATGAAAATGCGGACGTCTTGATAAATCACCATACTCTCCTGAAGCAACATAACGAAACTTTAACCCCGCCTTACGAAGACGTTTAAAAAACTTCTGCAAATCCGCTTTAACAAGCTGACCATGCTTCGGTAAATGCGCATCATCATATGTGAGGTTGAGCATACAAGACACCTTGTGCATCTGTTGCTCGTGAGTTATACGGATAGCCCATTCTCTCGAATAAGCCAAACGACATTCCACGCACAGGCCGCATTTGATGGGGCCGTGGGTGGGATGAGTCCAAAGGGCTGTACACAACTTATACCTTACAGACGAATACCGCCACGCATAGGCGCGGCTACGATATTAGCCAACTGAGTACGACCCATTTGATGACG